CACCTCAAGAAACGTATCGTGCGCGGGGTACAGCTCAACAAAAAGGGATATAACGAAATATACAGCCGCCTGGGCCGCCGGTTCATCGAGATACAGCCGCCCAGTAGCGAGGACATCGCCATGATCTGCACCGTTAACGGCATAGAGGACAAGGCCACCATTAGAATGGTCATCGACGACAGCGAGAGCGACCTGCGGCGGGTGACCCGAAAGATACACGCCCTGAAGTCGAAGCGGGACCAATCAAACGATGATTAAACGCCGATAAATGACACATGGGGCAAACGACAAATGGCCGAAAGAGGCCAATGGAAAGAAAGAAAAAACTGAAACGCTTAAAATCACCGAATGATATCTATACCCGATCACGCGAGATACTGCCCTTCAAGGGCAAATGGGCCGAGCACATCGGCCTCCCGGAGATACGCGGCAGCTGGTTCGTCTACGGCCACAGCGGACAGGGCAAGACAAGCTATCTCACGCAGATGGCGGCTATGCTTACCGCTTTTGGAAAGGTGTGGTACGTCGGGGCGGAAGAGGGCGACAGCGAGAGTTTTAAGAAGGCCATACGCAGGGCGGGCATACAGCGCAATTTCAATCTCTCGGAGGACTCTTTCGAAGATTTGCTCTTGCGGCTTCAGGGGCGTTCTGTACCGACCTATCTCTTTTACGACAGTATTCAGGCGGTCGGCATGTCCAAGGATATGTACCATATTCTGCTGGACGCTTGCGAGGCAAAGGATTGCCAACTTATACTGGTCAGCCATGCAGAGGGCACCAAGCCCGCCGGTCGCCCTGCAAAGCACATGCATTACATGAGCTTTGTGAAGATATGGGTAAAGGGCTTCAAGGCCTTCCCGCTCAGCCGGTACGGCGGCACGGAACCGTACACCATTTACGAGAAGCGCGCGGCCGAGTATTGGAGCGATATCGCATAAAGGCCGTAAAAGGCCCATAAAAAAGAAAATAATGATAAAATCGGAAAAAATAAGAAAGGCGATGGGGATCACCGCACTTGCCTACCAGAACTGCATCGACGCCCACTATCAGATGTGGTGCAGTAAATATGCCGAGCTGTTCAGGCTTCCGCTTGCGGCGATGGTGGCCGACGACCATATACAGAACTGGTACCGCGACCAATGGCTGAAGAGCGTGGAGTTTCCCTTTTACATGGCAAACACTGACCTGATGGATTCCCTGGTGGATTCCCCGGTGGTCGATCAGTCCATTATGCAGGATATCTTTTTGACCTATCCCGAAGACATCGACGGCACGTGGCCGCAGACCCTTTTCGACGACCTGAAGAAGCGAACCAGATTTGAAGACCTGAAGAAGGACGTTAAGCGAACCAATACCACCGTAAAGCAATGAAGAAGGATATCATACTAGACCGGATCAACCTCTTAAAATCAGTACAGGAATGGAGCAAGACAAACCAAACACTCACCATCGGCCAGCGCATCTGCCTGAGCCAAGAGCGCGCCGCACAAATGCGCTGCTTAGACTATTTGAACGAAAACCCAAAAGCGGCGGTGGTACCGAAATACGAACTACCGAGGCATCTGGAGGAGAAGGTGCAGCACCTCTTCGGCGTGATGCAGAACAGTGGGGCGAAGCTAGTCAAAACGGACTGGCGCTGACACAGCTCATCAACCGACTTGCCGGTATCGTCAAGTGGTTGAACGAAAACCCCGACAATCCGCAATGGGAAGGGGTTTGGGGCTATTACGAACGGCTGAGGGACGTAGTGTATCCCCAAGGATAAGTAACCATTTAAATCTATATATATGGGAAATTCAACAACAAAGAGCCGAGAGGCCAAAATCAATCTTGACCTGCAATCCGATAGGGACGGCAACCTGAATATCAATGCCCACATCTCCGGACCAAGTAGGGAGCTGGCCGCGCCGATGGTGACCCTTATGGAAAAGGAAAAATCCGTCGAGAAGCTAATGCGCAATTGCATCGGCTTTCTCGACCACTCCAGAAACGTAACCCAAAATAATTGATATGAGCACCACCACCACAAAGTCGGTCTACGACATGACCGCCGAAGAGCTAGAGCAGCTACTCGCCAAAAAGAAGCAGGCCCAGTACGCCCGAGAAGAAAAGGAGCGTCAGGAGTATGAGGCCATGGTCGACACGACCGTTAGCGAAATCATTCAACATGCGCTTGAGATGCAGGATAAGCTCGAACAGTTCAAGGCGATGTGCCATGCCAGTTTTGACGAACGTGCCATTGCGCTTCAGAATTACGGAAAGATGCCCGGCAACAGCAAAGGCGGATTTAGTTTAACCGACAAGAGCGGCACGCTTCGCATTACCCGCAGAAGGGATACGGAGCCCAGTTGGGACGAGCGCAGCGTGAAGGCCGTGGAGCTTATCAAGGATTTTCTAGGGGACACCATCAAAAAGAAGGATCTCGATCTGTACGAAATTTTGATGAGCTTTCTGGAAAAGAACGAGGACGGCGCCCTCGAATACGCACGGGTCATGAACCTATGGCAGCATGAGGCACGCTACCAAGACCCTAGATGGAAAGAAGGCCTACGGCTTATCAAACAGAGCTACCAGAACCACTTAAAAGGCTTCGGTTATGAGTTCAAGACCCGGGGCACCACCGATAAGAAGTGGCAGAAAATCAACCTAACCTTTGCAAGCGTTTAAACATGATTAAAATAGACTTACGTCGCGTAGTGGCGACCAGCTCAAAGAGCATCGGACAATACATCAGGATTAGTGCCAACGGACAGATCGCCATCAGCGGCGACACCGTTCGGGAACTCGGAATAAAGGAAGACGACAAGGCCGTATTCTTTCAGGACAATAACAACCCCAAGCACTGGTATTTTGCCTTTGGAAAAGAGGGAGACTACCTCATTAAGCGTACCGGAAAGAAGAATGTCGATACTATGGCGTTCTCCAGCTCGGGCCTTCGAGACCTGTTTCTGCAAAGCCTCGACCTTCCCAAAAAGACGGTCCGGCTGTGGTTGGCCAAGGAACCGGTGGAAGTCGAAGGCAAGAAGCTCTGGCTTCTAAATTACCGCGACCGATGAGCATCCAAATAGACACCACCGACACCGGCGAGGTATTCGTCAACGACAAACGGCTGCACCAGGACAGCAACGGCAACTGGCTGGCCGACGAAGAGCTCACGCCGAGCGAAAGAACAGCCTTTAACAGCTTCCTTAAAACATGGGGTTACCGATGAGCGACAATACCGACAAGATAGCCAACCACCCCAAACACATGAAGCGGGCCGCAGAGGAAGCCCTAAAGGCCGCCAAGCTGCTGGAGGCGCAAAGGGTCGCGGCTGGTGCCAAGTGGATACAGTATTCTGACCGCAGTTGGCGGTTAAAACGATAGTGAGGGCGACCGGCACAACGGGAACGGCGATTTCTTGCAGCAAAAGGCCGTGCCTTGATTGCCCGGACGACTGCCCTAACAGCCTTGGTAAAGGGTGAAATTAAGGGAGTCCGGGCTGAACGGGGCGAGCCGGTCGGGTAAGCATAAACGCCCAAAGGCACGGAAAGAACGCGGCCTCCCCAGCGATAAAGGGAGGGATATGAGAGCGGTGTTGCGATAGGCAAGCAATGTGGTTGCGTAGTCATTCTACGCTAGAAGCCGAAGATAAGACACCAACGGCTGCGAGGGTTCGACCCCCTCCCGCTCTCCAAGTATTTACTAACCCTTTAAACAAATGAATTATGAATTTAGCAATCAATGTTTTCGAATTAGTGGCAGCGATCAGCATCATCATAGTAGGGTCGGGAGTGGCCGCGACGGTCTTGGGTATTTTTTATGTTGTCTACCTCGAGGTAAAGAAAAGTATATGAAAACTGAAACCACAGAAAGACCATCCACAAAATCGCAGCGCAGCTACATCTACAAGCTGTGCAGCTACGACGAGCGCACCAAAGAGGAGATGGTGCAATGGGCAACCGGTGACATCGAGAAGATCAGCACCCACGACCTGAACTACGAGCAGGCCGACGCCATCATCAAGCAGATGCTCGGAAAGAAATCCAAGGTGTACGTTCATCCGTACGGGGCCTTCGACTTCAACAACCCCCGCCACCGAAAGGTGCTCAGCCTCTGCATCGAATACGGGTGGAAGCTCCAGAAGAACGGTCGCGACATCGCCGATATCACCCATCTGGGTATCTGGCTCGAAAGCCATCCGAAGGCACCGGTACACAAACCGCTGAAAAAGATGGATGATGATGAGCTGTCCAAAACGGTCTATGCGATGCAACAAATGGTAAAATGGAAATACAAGTGAAAATAGTACACATCATCATGGCCGCCCTCTTTTTGCCCATCGTAATCATCAGCCTTGTACTTGCGCTTGTGATTTCCGGCCCGGTATTCTTGATTTTGAAAGCACACCAAATTATAATATCATGAAAATATACATAGCAGGAAAAGTCAGCGGAGAGAAGATGGCCGAGTGCACCATGAAGTTCGGCGAGGCATATCATAGGATCAGGAACATGGGCGCCGATGCGGTCAATCCGTTGGCGGTCGTTAGCAATTGGCACACGCCCTGGGTCGACGCCATGCGCGAATGCGTGCGCGAACTGATGACCTGTGACGCCGTTTATGCCCTTCCGGATTATACCGATAGTAAGGGCGCAATGATAGAGACCGACCTCGCCCTAAAGATGCACATGCCGGTCTACCATAGCCTAAAGGAACTACAACGGGCGGTAAACAAGCATGCGTGATGGCGAAGATAGGAAACCCCGACCGGCACCTCTTTTTCTCCCTCGAATGCCTGCACCCGGACGGGCTTCTAAAACGGGTCGTATCGAGCGCGGTCAATTGCGAGACCACAGAGGAGTACTGCCCGCATTGCGGGGAAACGTTTAACTGGCAAACCGATTGCAGATGACCAAACTGGCCGACATAACCCTAAAGCTGACCCCGCCCAAACTGGCGGCGGTGCATTCGCTGTTCGACCGCACCTATCACCCGGTGCTTGAGATAAGGGCGGTACGCGCCAAGATGTCCATCCTGAACGAGGTGAGCGTCAAGGTGGCCAAGAAGGCCATCGATAAGCCCGAGGGCAAAAAGCCCTTCAACTTCAAACTGAAATATCACGAGGCCGATGTACTGGAGGAGTTTCTCCGCACGAACGTCGACCGCCTTGAAGACGAATACAGCTACACGCTCGCAAAGGGCGTTTGCGATACCCTGCACCAAAAACTTGAATAACATGAAAGACGGAATGAATTACGAGAACGTCACCGAAGCCGACGCCAAAGAGGCGGGCATCAAATTCGAACTACTGAAGGAATGGTTCAAGGTCAACGGCCAGATATGTACTTGGCTAAAAGACCACGGCATGAAGGCAAAGAACGATAACGGTATCTGGAAATATAAGGAGTATAGGTTTCAGGCCAATTTCATCAATAACGACTACCTCGAGTTCAGGGTACACATGAAAGACACCGAACTGCTCATCCTACGCCACTACGGAAACGTAAAAACCTTTTTACACTGCTTTGTCGCGGTTATTGTTGAACAGGGCGCTAAAAATTAGTATGAAATGGAAGATTTCAAAAAAGAAGTAAAGCAGATGCGAGACGCCCAGAAGGCGTACTTCAAGGAGCGCACCCCCGAGAACCTTCAGAACGCCAAGTTCTGGGAACGGCGCGTCGATGTATCCCTGAACCAAGACCAGCGACCAACCCTATTCTAATGAGCGAGCAGTACACCACATATACCGTAAAGAGCCGAAACAGCGACAACGTCTGGGTGTTTAAATATGAATTGAACGGATATCTGAAATCGTTCAAGATGCTAGACGGCATCCTCGACGACCGGCAAGTGGCGTGGCTTTTCCAAAAAGGCAACTTCCCCTATATCGAGACCATCGTTCAAAGTTGGATGAAAGGCGCCATGCGCCTGCACTTCGACATATCCATAGGCCAGCCCGATACCAGTTTCGACGCCTTCTGGAACGCCTACGGCAACAAGGTGCACAAGATACAGGCGCAGAAGGAATGGAAGAAGATAAAAGAAGCCGACCGGATCAAGGCGCTCGACGGCATCCGCCGTTACAACAACCACCTGCGCCAAAACACCTGGAAGAACAAAATGGATGCCCAGCGTTACCTCAAGGAAAAGGGCTGGGAGGATGAGTATTAATAAGAGGAACCTATGACTATCGATGATTTCAAAGAACGACAAAGAAAATTGATTCAAGAATTCTGTATCGCCAACTGCTGCACGGTCAGTTCGATTCATTTTGATGTATCGTCGATAGAGGAATATGACGCCCCTGCTCAGATTATAGATATCGAGAACCTAACCATTTCAACAAAATAAAAATGAACTACCCAACACTAGAACAAGTAGAGGCCGCCGACAGGTACCAGCTTTGCAAATGGCACCGGTTCCTTGGCAGCCCACAGAACGAAGAAGAGCTCAAAGTATCAAAGCGCAATTTCGAACGCTGGAAAGAGGTCGGAGGCTTCACGCCCGAGATATCGAAATCGATTGGGTGGGGACTGTGATCAAATGACGTATAACACCAAGCTATGTACCGTGCGAGGCACGAGCATTGTTCATAGCGACTGTTATACGTTGTTTCGCCCGGAACATTAAAAAGAGATTAAACATGAAACCCGAAACAAAATCATTACACTCCGATATCAGTCGTTGCCGCGGCGTGGGGTGCACACTGAAGGAAGAATGCCGCCGATGGCTCAGCTACCGGTACAGCTTCAACGATTTCAGCGTCAGCGTTACGAACTATACCCAATCGGCCGATGGCACTTGCGGGCACCAGATACCGAGACAATGAAAACACACGTACTGTTATTGAGTAAAAAATTCTTGAAGGGCCATCGGCGAGAAGGCGAGCTTACCGAATTTAGAAAACACTTTTTAAACGGCACCAAAATCCATACCGTTCGAGAAAATTATGAGTATTGGGCACCAAGGATTCAGGAAGTCATGGATGGTGTGGCCATTTTATCTATTCGCCAATGGATTGACGAACCTTACAAAAAGCCCGGGCAAAATGAAATAGGCCAGCTGACAAACACATCGGGAATAGGCTATCAAAGATGCATGGTTGATGAGCTCAATGTGTGTGTGCATAAAATCAACACATTATATTCCGGCATTCATCGGGTTACATTTGCTCACAATGATGGTCTTTCAATCAAAAATTTTCAGTCTTGGTTCTCGGGCAAAAAGCCAAATAAGCAAAATCCCCAAATATTGATTCACTTCACCGATTTTCGATATTAAAATCGGCATAAAAGTTGTATATTGAACTACGAACCTAAAACCAACACAATGAAAAACTTTACCATCCTTTTCGCACTACTTTTTACACTGTCCGGTTTTGGGCAGACGTATGCACTTACCGAGTCCGGGTTGATTGACAGTAACGATCCCCAGCAGGGGTATACCGTTTTTGAGTTCGACGGTATGAACGCTCCGGAACTTTATGAGAGTGCGCTTACCTATTTGAATTCATCCTATGAGAATCCCGATGCGGTTCTGGCGACTGTGCCAGGCGAATCGATATCCGTACATGGTATCAGTGGCCATGCGGTCAAAGGCCGGGGCGCTGCTAAGTATGACCTTGACTATGCCTTTACCTTGCGGTTTAAGGACGGGAAGATGCGGGTCGATGTTCCTACCTTCGAGATGGGAAACCGCGCCCTGGCAAAATTGTATGTGTCGGTCGATAAACGATCGCTGTTGGGGAACGTCGACGGTATCTGGGTGCGGGGCGACCTAAAAATTGAGCGGGCCAAGACGGCCATCGAGACGTTTTTTAATTCGTACGTCACCGATCTGACCCAAAACATCGGCGGCAATAATTGGTAGTTAATAACCTTGTAAATATCTAAAAACCAAGAAAGCCCCTACTTTAGGGGCTTTTTTATATATTTGAAAGAAACCAACTACGATGAGTGATTTTAATAGAAACTCGATGCGAAAGCTAATTGCCCAAGCACCAAGAGTATTCCTACCGAAAAGACAAGAAGTACGGCTGCATCCAGTCATTAGCCCATTTCCAGTACCCTGTATTGATTTTGATGAGCCTTTGCCCAACGAGGCGTTCAGTGCGATTCGCCATCATATATTTTCGGAGGAGGAAGCTTTGATTAAAAAAACTCTTGAACAGTATTTGAACAGACGCCCGACCCTAGAGGACGCAAAACGATGTACTATCATTCAACATGTAGATCATTCGAATAAGTATATATTAGCGTATGACCATGTGCAATTGGGCACGATGCACAAACTTCCCAGAGGGTTCAATTTTCAAGGAAACGAAACCGTTTTTTAAAAGCAAACCAAGATGATCGGCCAGCACAAACTGCATAAGAACATTTTTCAGGATACACTTTTTCCCGAACTTGAGGAAGTGCGCGATATGTACGAGCGAAGGGACGACCGGTACGAAATCGTAAAGGACAAAATAGCTTGCCGCTATTATTACTACGCCCGTATCTGCCGGATGATGTTCCGAGACTGTATCGGGCAGCTCGAGATAGAGTTCGACCGATCTGAACGAACGATCATCGAGAACATTCTCGACGATCGGGCAGGTTTTATTCAGCGTTTGAACGATGATAATGTTTCGGCTTCGGAACTTAAAAAACGCTACCCTTGGTACGATTGGGGGTATCGGCCCCGCTAATATTATACCAGAAGGGTATCGTCCCGGAACGAGGTGCGATAAGTCAGGTTCTCCACCTTATAGGCATCCGGCCTTTTTTCTCCGGATTGCTGCACGCTCTTCAGCGGATTGAACTCCGAACCACCCCAGCCCTGTAATGCTTTGTGCAGCTTTTCGCAGATGTCGAAATACTCCAGGCTTTTGTCACGATGGAAGACGGGCGTTTTGTTGTTCGTGTTCCCTGAGAAGTCGAAGCATAGTTTTACCTGGATCAATAAATCTTTTTCCTGAAGGGTGTGGGTAATATCGTTTACGGTTCTCCAGCTAAGGGTGACGAGGGCAGCGGGGAATAGTACGGCGGAGCCTGCAAAGTTCATCTGCCCCTTGTCCATATCTATCCACTTCAGTTCCGGCACTTCTTCTTCTAGGCGGGCGGTGACCTCTTTAAAGATTGTTTTCATAAACTTGATTTAATTTTAGAAATCTAATAATTCGACGGTTTGGCCCTTCAAATGATGGGTGCAGTCGTTTAGGTACCGAATCTTGCCATCTGTTACGAACGAATGACAGACCTTAGGTGTATTGTATTTTCCCTCGTTCCATCGTGCCAGGACTGATGGACTAAATGTTGGCTTTTCTTCATCACCGTTAAATGTCCAGTTCGGCACACCGTTACCTGTTACATACACTACATGTGCGCTGTCGCATCCTTCGCAATGAAAATGATATCCTTTGCACCCGTTCCCGTCTTCAAACGGACTTACTTTTTTTCCCATAATAAAATTATCGTGATTTAAACGCTGCAATCAACCTTGCGCGGATGAGTTCGTTGGCGGTTTTGTTAGGTCCCATGAACTGGCGTTTGGGCATTTGGAAATCTATCTTTCGGTCGTGGGCCTTTATCTTTTGGGATATTCCTTTTCCGAAAAAATTGGTATTGGTGTAGCTTTTTACCTTGGCCACTCCGGTTATTCGCAACCCTTCGTTGTGCGGCCTTGCGTAGGGTACTTTGGGACCACCGGCGGATATGGTGACCTTTTCGGCACTGGTGACGCTGGGGCGGATGCTGTTGAACAAAATACCTTCCCTGACCAGTATCCTACCTTTGCCCTTGGTCTTGTTCGCGGCATATCTAGGGTTTAGCGGTTCCCACGGTACGCCCTCCCACTGCTCGTCGGCGAAGTTGGCCTTATAGAACTCGGTGGCCGTTTCGGCTACCACGTTCGGCACGATGGCGTCGAAGTCGTCGTCGAACCGGTCGAAGAACACATCTATTTTAGAGAGGTCGCTCATTGGCGTACTATTAAAAGCCCCTTTCGGTAATCGGTTATTACGCCCTTTCCTTCGGATAGTTCGAACCATTGGCCGAGCTGTAGGCGGCCGTCCTTGATTTTTCCGATGGCTATCATGGTCTTGCCCTTGTAATACTTCATGTAAACTAAAGTTGACAGCTTGGGGCCGTTCATCCAGACCTCGTCCGGAGAAGCCAAGGTTTCTTTTAGGGCGTCGGAGTAATCGCCATTTCTAAAGTGGCCGGGCATTACTGACAATGGCCGCTTATTGTAATCGCGCAGTATCTTGCCGCCTTCGAACTCGTCGAGTGCATCATAGAAATCCTTTCCGGAGACGCCGGTCGTTTGCAGCGGTTTTACGGCCACCTTTCGGGCCTGGGCGTATGCCAGCAATCCAAAATCGTTAAAGGAGAGCTCGGCCAGTGCTTTGCCCCCCTTGGCGGTGTACTGTTGGTCTTTGGTGAAGACCTCGCCGGTGGCGGCACGGTTTACGCCCCATCCCGTATTCTTTTCCCGGTCTCCAGCTGGTGAATCGATATAGGCGTCGGCCATTTCCTGTCCTTTCTTCAGCTGGGCTTCGCTTACCTCGTGCTTCATCCTCGGCACGACGTAGCAGCGGCAGCGCCATCCGTTGGGCGGGAAGAGCCTGTCCCATCTCGGGTCATCGGCACGGAGTACTATCTGATCTAGGGGGCGGTGCGCCCTTCTTACGAGGTCGTCGCCCTGGGTGCGGTACATCCAAAAGGGGAAAATATCGATCTGCTTTTTCAGGCGATGGTAGGTGCTGGCCGCTTCCCCAGTTAGTACCGCCGTCGTGTATTCCGTTTCGAGCCAGTCTTTGTTGAATATTTCGGTACGTGCCGCTGCGGCCTGATAGAATTCTTCAAAGCTTGTGCTCTCTCGAAAGATTTGATTGAGCGCTTGCAGTTCCGCGGCGGATTTGGCTCCCGCAAAACTGAACAGGTTTCGCTCAAAAGCTGTGAGAAGTGCAGGGTCAAGGGCTCCGTATTCGAACCCGGGGGCGTCAACGAGGTTAACGTTTCCTGCGTTATCCCAGCCGCTTCTAAATCCTTTGATGAGCGTATCACTTGTACCGAAGAACAGTCGGTAGTCAAAAGATGCCTTGCCATTTGCATCCCAGACTCTGCGGATGAGCCCATCACTATCAATACTGTCTTCATAGGCCAGTGTTATCGTGTGGTGATCTGAACAAGCTACCGCCCCGGTCGTCACCGCCGGGGCTTGGACGAAAAAAGACTTCATCCATTTTATAAAGTCGTCGGTTTTTTTCTGTACGGTAGAAACCACTTCGGCCTCGTACTCGGGGTCGGCCAGTTCTACGTTCTTTTTATTCGGTGGATCCTCTTTTTTAGGGTCCGGCTTTTGGCCTTTGTTGGCCGGGTCTTTGGGGTCTTTCGGGTTGGGTGCCGGTGCGTTGTTGAATTGCTGTTTTTCGGCTTCCTTCTCGGCCTTCTTTTCGGCCATTATCTCGTCGTAGTTATCCGGCTTTTGTACGCCGTAGGTCTCGTAGAGAAAATCGTGGTCGATGGGCAATCCCATTTTTTCGTAAAGGTCCCGGTGAATCTCGAACATCTCTTTTTTGCTCAGCTCCGTTTCCTCGCCCTGCACTACGAACTTGCCGCCCTTGGTATCGAAACCGTGGGCGGTAAGTATGCGTTTGAACCGGCTATTGAGCACCTTGCGCACGAAGGTGATATCGTTGTCGTGTTTTCGCTCGTCTTCGTTCTCGTGGCTCTTGCTCTGGGCGTAGCCGCTACTGGAACTGCTCTCGGTGGTCTCGGTGGTACCGAGCAGGGCCTTGCTTATTTCGCTGTTCAAGAAGTTCAACAACGTACCGTGTGCATCACCGGTATCCTTAGTATTGTTTTCCTTGATATCGATGGTTGTGCCGTTCGGTCGGATTATCACGCCACC